TTGAGCAGTTGTTCTTCAAGTACGAGACGGTAATTAAGGAGCAGCGCAATGTATTATAAGAAGATAGACATTGGCTTTGATGCCCAAGAAGTTTCTGCTGGTCCTATCGATGTGGTTAAGTACGGCATAGAGAAGGATGGTAAGTTTGAAGGCATTTCATACAAGAACTGTATCATCAGCCATGAAGCGACAGCCAGACTTCTAAAGAGAATACCAATACCAATGAGACATCAGTTTGTCCCATTGCACATGCATATCAACAGAGACATCATTCCTCATATAGACAGTGGTGTGTGTACCGTGATCAATTTCTATGTAAAGAGCGGTGGATATACCACAGACTTCAATGTTCCAAAGGATGGAGCTACGAAGCTAAAGCTAGATAATCAAACTGATGGATATGCCTACAAGTTTGAGGATGTGGATACTATCGCATCCTTTGTAGCTGAAGACGGTGATGCATACATACTCGATGTCACAAAACTACACAGCGTACACTCAGGATCTAAGAAGGATAGGATAGCTATAGCACTATCTACCAAGCTGGACTTTGATTCTGTCTGTAAAATTTTAATTGATGGGTAAAAAAGACAAAATATGTCAACACAACACAAAACCAAAGACAGAATGTCAATGATATCATGTACTTGGTTGCGGGAGTAGGATTTGAACCTACGACCTTCAGGTTATAGGTCTATTTAATGATTACAATAGCTTATATAACCTAGCTGATTGTGTTCTGATAACTAGGTGTCTAAATTAACACTAGACAGATGGTTTTTTCTTGGTATAAGTGAGGGGCCGCTAGGCCCCGAACTAACCCCCGTAGGGTGTATTATAATGAACTATACTAGAAGTGACCAAATAAGCATAATCAAGTCTATATCCCTCAGAGAAGGTGATAGTAAGACACTAGACTGTCCTTTCTGCTATGGACGTAAGAAGTTCACAATCAGTAAGATCGATGGACGTACAATATGGAATTGTTATAGGGCATCTTGTAGAATTAAAGGTGCATATAATACGGGGCGGTCATTAACCGCTATTCAAAACAATCTAAATGGTAATGTTAAGAGTACGGTTAAGAAGACTAATCAAATACCACCAATATTATCCAATGTAGATAACAACCCAGATGCAGTTGACTATCTAAAGTCTGTTAACTCCTATGATGCATACAAGCAGGGACTTATACGGATACAATACTACCCTGCTCGTAACCGTGTTCTATACTTCAACAACGATAACACAGGTGCAGTAGGAAGATCACTAGATGGTAGTAATCCTAAGTGGATGAGCTTTGGTAATACTGAAGGTGGAATACAAGTAGGTAATTCTAGTACCGCTGTGGTAGTCGAAGACGTAGCTTCAGCCTGTTCAGTAAGCAGAGTTGAGGGTGTGTGTGGCTATGCCCTATTAGGGACAAACATAACAGCACCTATTAAATCCAAGCTAAGACACTTTAGCTGTGTGATAATAATTCTTGACAAGGATGCTAGTTCCAAGGCACTAAGACTAGCGAAGACCATGCAACCTCATACAAATGTGAAGGTAAAACTCACAAACGAAGATTTGAAATGGTTAAAAGAAAGTGAGATAGAGGGTATGTTGTGTACAATTTAAGAATATACAATAAGTTAGATGGATCGTGCCACGGGAGAAAAGCATCTAGCTGGTCAGACCCACATCAGGCCCCCCCTACTGAAATGTAATTGATGATTTTATTAAAGCGCAGTCGATCTGCTGCGATAACAAATATTCGTCTAAGATGCCAGTACAGACGTAAAAGCAAAGGGAATGGCTAGAATGAAAGCAAGAGCAATAATACTTATAGACTTAGAGTTTCCCAGTTTTAGGGAAGCAGGTTTGTTTCAAGATAAAATGGATTCTGCATTAGACGCATTGATCAAAGATAACGGTCATGTTGTGTCTACACAAATGGATTTGAAGGAACGAAGGGGAGATCATGCTCCTGACATCAAGAAGATGAAGTTCAGAAATAACTAGATAATTCAAACTTAAAACGGAATGAATGCCCTGTCTTCGGATGGGGCTTTTTTTTTGATTTGATCCGTGTTACTAGGGACACCTAACAATACTAAAAGGGAGTCTAACTAGGTGGACCAATCATTATTAAAGAACCTACTATCGAGCGAATTCTACAACGACAACAAGTCTAAATTAAAGCGATCCCTGTTTTCAGATGAGGCGGCAGACCTCTATGGGATACTGTGTGATGCACACGAAAAGTATCAACACGACCTTTCAACCAAAGAGCTGATGATCCTGTTTGATCTTAATTACCCTGTGGCTACTCGGGCCGAGAAAGAGGTAATTGAAGACCTGATTGGAAGCATACAGACCGCCCCGGATGTTTCTCCTGACGTGGCACATGATGCTATCGAGAACCTGTGGCGCAGAGAGATTGGGAGAGAAATTGCCGACGAAGGCATCAACATGACCAATGGTCATTACGAAGCCATAAACAGAGTCCGTAGCCTAATCGAAAGATCCATTGATGGATATCTACCAGATGACTTTGGTGATCCTACTACAGACGATCTTGATGAGCTTCTAGCTGAGACAGGTGATGATGCTCGGTGGGCATTCAACATCCCTACGTTAAGCAGGAGTGTCTACGGCATTGGTGCTGGTGAGTTTGGTATCATCTTCGCTACACCTGAAACAGGTAAGACTGCCTTTGCTATAAGTCTGATTGCTGGCCCCGGTGGCTTCTGTGAGCAAGGTGCTAAAGTCCTATACTTAGGCAATGAGGAAGTAACGAAGCGTACTAAGTTACGTGCCTATCAAGCGTGGACAGGTATGACCCGTGACAGCATCGTACAGAACCCTGATGAAGCCAAGCGTAAGTACACCGCCATTAAAGACAGACTAATAATGAAGGATACCCAAGATTGGGATCTGGATCGTATTGAGTCCTACATTGAGAAGATTAATCCTGATTTGATCTGTATTGATCAAGCGGACAAGGTTCAGATTGCTGGACAGTATAATGCAGGTCATGAACGTCTACGGGAATTGTATAGGCGTTTGCGTGAGACATCCAAAAGGTTCGAGTGCGGCCTACTGGCAGTATCCCAAGCCAGTGCAGATGCAGATGGTAAGACACGACTGACCTATACCATGATGGAAGGTTCCAAAATTGGCAAGGCAGCGGAGAGTGACCTTATCTTGGGTCTGGGGCGTCATTCTGGAGAGAATGAAGACAACAAACCAGACAACACCAGATTCATAACGGTCAGTAAGAACAAACTGTCAGGCTGGCATGGCACAATAGTCTGCAGCATCGAGCCTGAGGTATCACGTTATGTTGCATGATGGATGGTTGGTACTGGACCTAGAAACCACAGTAGAGAAGCGTGATAATAAATGGGACAACAGCCCCAAGAACCCTAACAATAAGATTGTATCAGCACACTACGGGTGGCTTGGTGAAACGAGTGTAGAAGATGTTCAGAATGACTTTTACTACCATAAAGAACTCACCACCCCTGACGACCCTAAGAAGCTGCAGGGGTACTTGGATAAAGCTAAAGGCCTTATCTTTCACAACAGTAAGTTCGATGCCTTCTGGTTACTAGAGGCCGGGTTCAGCATACCAGATCATATATACTGCACGATGATTGCGGAATATATCTTAGGCAAAGGACGTAACACTGAAGTCGTTAAAGATGAAGATGGTAAGGATCAAGTAGTACGCCGGGAGATATCCCTAAAAGCAACAGCACAACGTCATGACGTTACTCGCAAGAAGAGTGAGCTAGTCGATGAACTGTTTAAGTCTGGGACAGGCTTCGAGGCCATGCCTATCGAGGTGGTGCGGGAATACGCTGAAGCGGATGTCGTTAGCTGCGGGGAGATATACTTATCCCAACAGGAGATGTTCAACACTGATCCTAATAAGCCCCTACTAAATATAGTTCGTCTGATGAATGAGATGACTTGGTTTCTTCTCGAGATAGAAAGCAACGGCTGCAAGATCGATATGGATGTTCTTAATCAAGTTGAGAGTGACTTCCGTACAGAGAAGGCAGAGTTAGAGAAAGCCTTAAACCAAATCGTTTCAGAGGTAATGGGTGACACTGTAATAAACCTAAACAGCGGACAAGACATGACTAAGGTTGTGTACTCCCGTCAGGTATTAGATCGTGAGAAGCACAGGTCTACTTGGAATATAGGTGTTAACTCGAAGGGTAAGCCTTTGATGCCACCTCGTATGAACCGAAGCCAGTTCAACAGATCTGTTCGATCTACCACACAGAAGGTCTACAGAACTATAGCTATGTGCTGTCAGTTATGCAGCGGTCACGGTACTATACAGAAGTACAAGAAGAATGGTGATCCTTGGAAGATACGCAGTAAGTGCAGCCTGTGTGAGGGCCGGGGCGCTATCTACGTTCCGCAGAGTAAGGTAGCAGGACTAAAGCTAAACCCTACTGTACCTTCTGATGCAAGCATCAATGGTTTTAAGACAGACAAGCTAACTATCGGGCGTCTTATAGATCAGGCAAGGGAAAAGAATAACCTCACTGCTATTGAATTCCTGACTAAGATTAAACGCCTGAATGCTATCAACACTTACCTTGATAGTTTTATATCTGGGATACAGACATGGACCAGACCCTCAGGCCTACTGCATTCTACCTTTAACCAGTGTGTCACTGCCACCGGGCGTCTGTCATCCACTAATCCTAACTTCCAAAACCTACCTAAAGGCAACAAGTTCGAGGTGCGTAGGGCTATTGTAAGCAGGTTCCCCGGCGGGAAAATCGGAGAAATGGATTTTTCTGGGCTTGAATTTAGAGTGGCTGGGATGCTGTCCCGTGATCAGCAGATCATAGATGACGTTTTAAATGGCAAGGACGTTCATAAACAAACTGCATCAATCATATTACAGAAAACAGAAGAAGAGGTGACTAAAGATGAAAGGTCTCAGGCAAAGGCTTTTACGTTTCAGCCATTATATGGCGGGGGTTCAAACGGAAAGGCGAGTCACATCAAAGCATACTTCGACTCCTACTTCACCATCTACGAAGGACTATCAAGATGGCACAAAAGCCTCGGAGACGAAGTTATCAATCGAGGATATATTCAGACTCCAAGCGGCAGACAGTTTGCGTTCCCCGGAGCAAAACGGCTTGGGTCTGGACGAGTTACCAACCACACCCAAGTGGTTAACTTCCCCTGCCAGAGCTTTGCAACGGCTGATATTGTTCCCCTATCATGTATTCGTGCGCTTAAAAGGTTTCGTGATGATGGCCTTCAATCGAAGCTGATCCTCACAGTACACGATTCCATTGTCGTAGACATACATCCAGATGAAGTTGACGCCGTAGGTAGTGCCCTCGAGTGGGCCATGTCAGGCGTGGATGAAGAACTGAAAGATAGGTTCAATTACCAATCAGTCCTGCCCTTAGACATAGAATATTCGGTGGGATCAAATTGGATGAATTTAGAAGAGTTAAGTGTTGCTTTGGACACCTAACCGTAGTATAACTAAGAACCAAATAATTGAGGAGAGCCGAATGGCCGAACTACAAACTGCATCAACAATGTCGATGGCTGAATTACATCAGACATTAGGTATCAATGATAAGCCACAATCAGGCAGTGGCACACGCCTTCCAGAGCTGAAGATATCGTCTCAGCGTAAGGATAAAGAAGGCAACGACATCCGTAAATTCGAGGGTCAGTTCTTTCTGAAGAACTACGATCAAGAGGTATATGCTGAAACAGTACGAGTGCGTGTACTATCCCAGCTATTTCAGTGGATCGATTATGATCCAGATGAGAACCGTGTGCGTAATAAGACACTCCTAATTCCTTTCATGAGCCATGAAGCTCGTGATATGCAGGGTGGCATTCGCTGTGGTAAGCCTACATCTCGTGAGATGAAGAACTGGTCACCTGAACAGAAGTCTAAGTATAAGAGCATTACTTTGTTTAGACAGCTACGGTGCTTGGTTTCATATGAAGGTGTTACTGCCTCTGGAGAGAAGGTTAAGGTAGAAAACGTACCGTCAATCATTCTCAACAAGAACTCATCTTACATGAACTTCGAGGATGAAGTTGTTAAGAAGCTGAATGGCCGTAACTACAGTGACGTGTGGGTAGATCTAGCTAGTCAGGAACATCAGAACGGTAGTGTAACCTACTACACATGGCACTACACACCAGACATCAAGAACCCGGTCCCATTAGATGACAAGACAATGGAGACTATGGTTCATTTTGCTGGTTTAGTTAAATCTGAAAATGAACGTATCGACAGCTCCTATGAGCGGTCACTGAAGGACAAAGTGATGGATGATGATGCCATCGATGCTCTTGAAGATGACCTAGATGCGGATCTGATGGATTGATACTAGAAGCCAAAATCCACCAAATCATGGAAAGGCTTTCCAACAACGAATCTGATCAACTTGAGATTAAGAAAGAGTGGATCGATGAAGCTGTTGAAATGGTCAGGGAAGGGCTTGAAAGACAGCTCTTCCGTGAACAGGAACCTTTCCGAGTAAGGATGTCTAACATATCCAAGCCTACCTGCCAGCTCCATATGGAAAAGCAAGGTAAGCCTAAGTCCAGAATGCCTTACAATCACATTATGCGGATGATGCATGGTGATATGATCGAGGCCATCATGCAACTGATACTTCGTATCTCCGGTGCTAACATCACTGGCGGTAAGAATAAGGTCAAGCTGGATGTAGCTGGGACTGAGGTAAGGGGTGAAGACGATATCGAGATCGATCATAAGGTCTTCGATACTAAGTCAGCCTCTCCTTGGGCCTTTGGTAACAAGTGGTCAAAGGGCTTTGCTGGATTACAGGAATCTGATGACTTCGGTTACATAGGTCAACTGGTAGGATATTCTGCGGCACAGAATAAAGAACCGGGCGGATGGATCGTTGTAGATAAGAGTAGTGGTCAGGTCAAAGTTGTTGAAGCTGATCTCAAGAAGCGTGACATCAAGAAGATCCTTGGGAATATGAGTACCGCAGTGAAGTCACTAGATGGTGAATTCAAGCGTTGCTTTGAACCTGAAGATGAGTTGTTCCGCCGAAAGCCTACAGGCTCCAAACGGCTACCAGCTACCTGTGGGTTTTGCTCTTTTCTAGGGTCTTGTTGGCCTAATGCTCAATACCTACCACAGACGGGATCTCAAGCTAAAGAGCCTCGCCACTACTGGTATACAGAGTATGAGGGCAAGGAACTTTAATGCCTATCAAGACTTCGAGCGCCAAGAGCAAAGGACGTAAGCACCAGCAATGGACACGGGACAGGCTCCTAGAGCTTTTCCCTATGCTCGAAAAGGATGACATCCGGTCAACATCAATGGGAGCTGGCGGGGAAGATCTTCAATTCTCGCCAGCAGCCCGTAAGCAAATACCCATTAGCGTAGAATGCAAAGCATACAAAGCCTTCGCAATTTACAAGGTAATGGACCAAGCCGCAGAGAATTCCAAGGAAGGAATAGAGCCTGTGGCGGTCATTAAGGCGGACAGAAGAACTCCGCTGGCAGTGGTAGACGCTCAGTATTTCTTTCAACTGTTAGCAAAAACGAGAACAACATGAAGCCGGACGAACTGCCTAATAATTCCATGATGTTACTTGTTCAGATGAACGACGATGGAGAGATGTCCATCCTATCTGGAAGTAACCTCGATGAGGATAATGATGAGAAAACCATAGAGTACCTAAACGATGTGATGACCGGATTGTTCCTGTCTTTCGACAACATGATCAACCTGTTTGCATATATTGGTCATATGGCTCGTACCTCAGAAGAGCTGTACGATGAACTTCAAGGGCAAGGTGCACACTTTGAACCAGATGAAGAACTCCTGAAAGCCATTAGGGATAGCAAGGTTATCCCTTTCGACAAGAAGAAGCTCAACTGATGGCAGATAACGTAAACAACCCACCTCATTATAATCAATCCGGTATCGAATGTATCGATGCAATTCGTGCAGCTCTAGGTGATGAGGGATTCAAGTCCTATTGCCAAGGTAATGCACAGAAGTACCTCTGGCGTCACAACTACAAGGGCAAGCCTGTAGAGGATCTTGATAAAGCCATTTGGTACATCACCCGGCTTCGCAATGAAATTTTAAGAGAACACGCTAAAGATGAGGACACCCATGAATTTTGAGGATTATCAAACACAGGCAAGCAAGACCGCAATCTACAATGATGCGGATGTAATAATTTACCCGGCTCTAGGCCTATTCAGTGAAGCAGGAGAAGTAGCTGGAAAAGTGAAGAAGGTCCTACGGGATAAGAATGGCCATTTTGATCCTATTGAGAGGGATAAAATAGCTGATGAGGTAGGTGATGTTCTTTGGTACATCGCTGCCCTTTGCACCGACTTAGGTGTGGGCATGGAAACCATAGCCCAAAACAATCTCAACAAACTTAATAGCAGGATGTCACGCAATGTCATCCAAGGTTCAGGCGATAATCGATAGGGAAAATAATGAGCAGTTTTAAATCAAATCTAAACCCGGCGTTTAGGTCAAAATTCAGCGAAGACATCTTTAATCATAAGTACAAGCATGAAGGTGCTGAAACTTGGGATGCATTGGCTAAAACATTAATTGATGATGTATGTGGTGATCTGTTACCGCAAGAAGAATTAGATCAACTTACACAGTATATCCGTGAGATGAAGTTTATCCCGGGCGGACGTTACCTGTACTACGCAGGGCGTCCTAATAAGTTCTTCAACAACTGTTATCTTCTCAAGGCTGAAGAAGACACCCGTGAGGATTGGGCTAACCTTTCATGGAAAGCTGAGAGTGCCTTAATGACAGGCGGCGGCATTGGTGTAGACTATTCTGTCTATCGTGCAGCGGGTACGCCTATTGCTAAGACTGGGGGTCAGGCCAGCGGTCCTATCCCTAAGATGAATATGCTGAATGA